TCTTCAATACATCGTCGATGTATTTGTTTGCCTGAATCCTCAACATAACAGCATCGGTTTGCTGACATGACAGAGTTGTATACAGAAGTATCTCTGGTATCATGGGATGAACGCTCCGTTCCGCGACTTACTTGCGTCCTCAGGTAAATGTACCATTGCATTCACCTTCAACTTTTGATTTGAAATACTGAATGAGATTCCACTTCGATCGTTGATCGATATCGTCTCTCATCGATGTTTCAACTCTGAGTTGTAGAAACCTTTCACAAGACATGTGCCACCCATAGGGTGACGGATCGTGATGGGCTAAGGTGAAAGCCAACAGTAGAGATACCATTGGATGAACGTACTAGAGTATTATAACTCCTATAATCTATGTAGTCAAGTTCTTTTGTAAGGTTTGATACGGTATTAAGATTCCTTTAAGATTTTACAAACAGACCTTTGTTGCTCATGTACTTAAGAGTTTCATTCATGTTCCCGATATGAGAGTATCCAATGTTGATTTGAGGGTATGTTGCTTCTGAACCGAACTCTGCCTCAAATCCTCTTTGAGTAAAATGTTGTCCTAGTTTGTATTCTAAAAACTGCCCACCAAGAGACTTGAGCAACATTGCCATGCGCTCACACTCTTGACTGCCATTACTGTAGATTACTACTGTTTGGTTCATTTCTTTTTGTGGTTGTATTTGATTACAATTTTTTCGTGCTGAGTGGTTTTATCAGAAACATAATAGTGCTTTGCTTCACCACCCAGAAGTTCTGCAACCTGTTCAATAAGATTCTCTGCTATAACTTTATTGGTTGCTACTCGCCACTTCTCTTCATTTTCTTCTCTAGGATCGCTCATTTTTGCATTGCCTTCAAAGTTGAGATTTCTGCCTGAAGTTCAAGAATCTCTTTTTTCAGATTCTCGACCTCTTCCTTTTTATGCATCTTTTGATACTGTTCAGCACCTAGGTTGTCTAGAAAATCGTTAGTCACGTTGCCTCCAGTCGTCAGGTTTGTCTCTTTGGAACCAGTCTACTATTTCATCTGCGCTATCAAACCCCGTTTTGTAATTAGATGGGTCGGGGTCGCCTAATCCCATCTTATTCATAAAATCGTCCATACTGCCCTCCTCAATATTCTGAGCAGATTGGCGTCTTGCTTTATTCAACCAGTCTCTCGCAAGCGTATGTGCCTTGGCAAGTTTTTCTGCCCAGATCATATCCTCCAGAGGCACTTGTTCTTTATTTGCAATACATCGACAAATAGATTCTAACCTGAGGCGGTACGCAGTAGAAAGCATGGTTACTGTCCTTGTGAAATCCAGTCAGAGATGTCTTTAATCTTTTCGTATTCGCGATATGCAGCATCTGAACGCTCATTCAGAATGCTCAAAATGTCTTCAACGATTACAGTTTTCTCTTCATAGTCTTCTAGATATTTATCAATCGCTTCCTTAAGATAGCGATACCTATGCCACTCAGGACTGTAAGGTTTGTAGTTCATGATAAAAGGTTTATATGGTTCATATCATAATACGATTTAATCGATATGTCAACGCTCAATGTAACTAAGCGTATGGTTCTGGGAGTTGAGTTGATGAATGATAATATCGCACCCAACCTTTGGTTCGGCATCACCGCATGTGTAGATGTCACATGCTGCTTTTCCTTGCTCTGGCCAAGTGTGAATAGAAATATGAGACTCAGAGAGCATACAAATAGCAGTGACTCCCTGAGGTTTGAACTTATGAGATATTGTTTTTAGAACCGTAGCACCACTTGCTATAGCAGCATCTTCAAGTAAACCTATCAAATACTTTTCATCGTTTAACCGACCAAAAGCACATCCATAAAGATTTAAAAGATAATGTTTACCCATCTTCCTCAGGTTCTTTTAAAAGGTTGGTTACTATTTTTTCAGTCCCATGCATCTGAAGAAGATCATAGTAGTTCGACTTCATATACTTTTTAATCTTCTTGTATTTTTTTGTAAGTTCTGCAACCGCATCGATATCGATTTCAATCTTGGCATCTTTACCAGTGCGGTCGTCTCCACCTCCACCAAATCCAGTGCTCATACTCCTTTACCTTTCTTTTTCTTTGGAGTAACACCCCAAAGTTTAGGATTAGCTCTACCTTCTGTTTGTCTCATAGTAACAAAGTCCCTATGATATTTGTCCCAATAATCATCAAAAATATCTACCTGCTTTGCTCCCATGGCAATGTCATAGTGAGTAGAACCATCAAGTTTATATTCTATGATGAATGCATTATTGGGTAGAGAACGGTCCAGTGCCAAATCTGGATCACAATCTTCATGAATGACTTTACAACCCTTCCCCATCAGGAACGACCTCCCCATGTAATATCTGGATATGCTTGTTTAACATGATCAAGAGTAATCTTATACTTCTCGGACAAGCGACCATCCTTAATCAGAATAATAATCTCTGCTTCTCTAGGATGCAATCCCCTAAGAAGATTAATGAACATCATTTCACGACGAATCGTGTTCAGTCCACCATTACCACCTTTGATAAAGTTATAGAGAATCGTCCACTCTTTGCGGAGAGATGACTTTCTCCTTCCATCCATATCCTGTGCGGTTGCAGACTCCCCGCCAGATGCCTCTTTAGCAATGTTGTCAGAGAGACTTCCACTATAGACTGATTGATCCTCTGCTTCACCGTAAGGAACGTCTCCAGGGGGCAGCAGAGAGATCACAGAATCATCAAAGTTCCAGATGAAGATTGCCTTCAATGAGTCGTGCTCATACTTCTTTAGAACCTCTACTTTTTTTGCTTTTGATCGTTGCTTAGATGCAAGTTCCAGAACTTCAAATGCAAAAGGATTGATTGGAAGTTCTGGAATTGGTTTTTCAGCTCTCTTCTTCTTCGTCGTCGAACTCGTCATAACTGTTTTCAAATCGTACTGCTAAAATTTCATCGGGGACCACATTACCATTCTCATCAAACATCTCTGGGTGGGTATAAACTGGTTGAGTTTGATAGACGTGCTCCTTTGCTAACCATCCTACCATACCTCCAACAAAAAACATCATAATAGAAACTAATGTTCCAATGGTGAGTGTTACTGCTAACATTTTCTTTCTCCAGAGATCTAGTTTTTCTTGATATTCAAGTAGAAGTTAAAGTGAAAAGTAATCTCTCGTCGAAAGAGAGAAACCATCTTACCAAACTTTACTTGAAAAGTTTTTGGTGGTTCGGGTCTTCTCCTCCTATTACGTAGTAGTAACTCAACCCCACGATTGATGTGGGTTTCATCATTATTTAGAGGTCTTTCTCCTCCTCCCTGGCCTCTTGTCATGGAAGTATTTTTGGGCATCATCAAGCATTTGCTGTAGGTAAAATTTTATTTTTCTTGCCTCAGGTTTAGATACATGACCATATGCTTCCCTGAGTTGTTTATGGATGCTATCAGATCCACCTTCGAGATAATCTTCCAAGTCTTTTACAAGACTTTTAATTTCATCACATGTGGGACTAGATAAAAACTCTTCTACCTGATCCCGCTTTGCTCCTTTACTTTTGAAGTATTGATAAATGTTGATAAGTTGTTTACCTTCAAACGCTTTTTCAATGGCAACTTCAACATCATAATATACGTCGTAGAAGGAGTTGTTTTCCATTACACCAAACTTTGTTCCTTTAGATATTTGATAGTATCAGTGCAACCACCCAGATTAGTTTCATCAACTTGAACTTGCGGGAAGGTTGACCCTTGCCCAAACTTTTCATAAAACTCTGTTCGATTATAGTCTGTACCGAGTTTATATACAACGTGTTTCAGTTCAGCTAGTCTCATAACTTGCTCAATCTTAGAGCAGTAAGGACAACCATCTTTTGAGTAGATTACAAAGGTCATTTGATTTTATATAGGTAAAAGGAATTTTAAGAGGCGTTATTTCTCCTTCGACGATAACGAACTCTCTGTGGTTTTTCTTCTGGATTGTTAGTATCCATCCAGTTTATGATAGCATTTTTTCTTGCTTCAGTAAAGAACTCTTGATTCTGATACCACTCCATTAGAGGAGTGTGACCCTTATCTCTATTACAAGACTCACAACATGCTAACACATTGTGAGTATAATCAACTCCTCCCTTAGAGCGAGGAACTATATGATCGAGTGTAATATTCTTTTCTGATCCGCAATATGCACATTTATGCTCCCATCGCTCTCGTATCTTTCTCCTCCAAATCCTTTTCGCTTCTGCCGAACTAGTTGTCGCTAGATTGAATAGGTACGCTTGAGAGGAGTGATAGAGTTCCATGCGGTTATGCAACTATCATTATTTATTTTTTGAAACCTTTGGTATTGGGGGTTTTCTTTACATCTAGCACCTCAATATGTGACAAAAAAGGACTCTTGTTAAACCAAATAGATCTAGCAGACTCCCAATCTGTCACAACAACACTATCACCATTTTTAGATACTATCTTATAGTGATGACGATCATAGTCTTCCTCTGATGTCAGATGAAAGTGTTGAGGGTCTTCAGGTTTGATCAGTTCCATGATATTGTTTTAGTTCAGGATTTGGTTGAGAGGGAACAGTAGGATTACGATCTAAGTTTTTAATAACAATGAATGCATCCTTGTTATACTTGCGGGTGCCTTTGACTGGTGCCCACTTAGTTCCTGCACCATCAATCTCATAGATGGAGGTGCCACCAATCTCTACAGCAATGTTATCATAACAATCCCATCCGAGTTCTGCAACAGTTTCTTTGATTTTATCATGCAGTGCTTTCATCAAAGCAGCAGATTTGCGATTTGCAATCAACTCATCATCCAAAACATCTTCATCAGGTTCAAGATTCCCAAGCATAAAAAAAGAGGGTGTAGACCCTCTTAGTATAACACTATTCATCAAGTTTGTAAAGATTCTCTAACCTTTCTTTTTAATTTCTACTTTTTGCTTTTCTACTTTGACTTCTGTAGGAAGTTCAGGAATAGGATGGTACTTACGGTATCTTGCAGTCTCAAATGTTTCAAAAGTTTCTTCAGGATTACCATAACA